CTGTGTGGGGATCCGCGTTTTACAGTATCTATTCAAAGAGGCAAATCCAAAGCGACAAGACCTGAGGAGTGAAATCTTGAAGGGCGACATCTGTGTGTAGCTGGCTTTGGGACACAGCATGTCAGAAAGCACAGCTATAGGTCTTACAACAGAGGTCATCTCGATTATAACATTCATCCTTGTTGTCATCATCTTTATAGTGGTCATAGTGAACTGCGTTGCCATGATGACCCTCAAGGCTATAACTCTGAAGAAAAGGCTCATGTTTTGTCAAGGCTGTGGAAAAAATGCAAGTCTTGTTATTCTTCCATGCAAGAACAAAGTCTGTATGGAATGTGCCCTCAAGATGAGATGCCCTGTTTGCTATGAGGCATGTCTTTGGTGTGAGAACCCCGATGGGTCTCTCTCCTCATTAGCCCTGATCAACAAAGAAAGAAACAAACACAGGGACAATCCCCCCGAACCATAGAGATCCGACAAGCAACTCCACCAGACAGGAACAAGGGGAGACAACCAAAACAACAACAAAGCAACAACCCAGACCACCGGAGGCGGCTCTGCCGCCTCCGGTGGTCTGGGGGGTTCCCGTGTCTGTGTCCGCTCCCGTGGGCCCGTGCATCTCTAGTCCTCCAGGGCCTCAGGCTCTGGAGTTCCCGATACCCAATCCTCATAGAGCATGAGTCTATGTCCTTTATACAATAGTGGTCCTGCTGGATAGCTCACAAGTATCCCCTTCAATCTATGAAACACCAAAGTGGGACCTTTTGTGGTGAAAACTCTATTTGTGAATGTCAGGAATTCGGCAAAGGAGTCGAGCTGATGAAAGCCCATATCGACCACTTTCTCCACTGTTGAGTAACCAAAAATCCTGCTTACCATTCCCCATAAAGCATCAAATCTAGCCTTTGGGAGACATGATATTTCTCCTTTCATCCTTGTTATGAAATATGTTCTAACTAACTTCCAAAGTTCTTCCCATTCAGTTTCTGACATATGGGTCATTATTGACCCCACTAGGTCTGACTCCAGTGGAATCACACAACCCATGAACAGAAAGCATGGCTTCCCATTTGGCTTTGAATTTTCTACAATTATAACCTCTCTAAAATCTAGTGTGTCCAACATCTCAGGTTCATCAAAATCTGAGTCAGAGATAATCACTCTCTTAAGAAACATGAAATCCTGATAATGAGCACGTCCTGTGTGTGTGATTAATGTTGCCTGAATTTTTATATCACTGCTGACTTGTTGAAAGCAGCATTGTAGTTTTATTGGATTAGATGTTCCTAACTTGGCACCTTTGATCCATGTACCATCTTCTAGAGGGGTTTCTGGAGTCCCTCTCCCATACACAACCACATTGTTGGATGTGATTTCACTTGGTTCATCCTCTTTTTGTCTATAATGCGACTCCCTACCTAATAAAACCTGTTGTATGTATCTTCTAACACCAGATTCCCCATGGGTTTTCAACTCTTCCATAGAACCTTCATATGGGGCAAGTTTTGTCGCATCCATGACCATGACCTTATCAATAATTTTAGGCTCCAATATTGAATCCAGAATCATCCTATTAATTATCGCTTGTAAACCCTTTCTTGCAGTCCTTTCAGATCCTCTTTTCTCAAGCCTCATAACTCGTCTGAGCAACCTACTTGGATCATAATAGTCTACTAGCACGACTGCCTCTTCCTGTCTGTCAATTCTACCGTCAAAAATGGATAGCCCTTCATTGGCACACTCTATTAGCAATTCCATTTCAGGTCTAACTTTCCAAGAATGCCTCATAAGCAGCCTCTTATCTGGTGGTACAATGTCCTTCAAATATTTATCAAAAAGATCAGGCATTGTCATCTCAATAGCAGCAGTTAATTCATCTAATCCAAACCTGAACTCTGCGGTGTTAACAAGTGATGTTCTCATATAAATGCTTTTGTTTGCTTGTTTACTCAACTCATCTTCAACTCCACAGACCCAATCACCAACCGCACAAACCGACTGCATGACTAAGGAAGGGAAAACTTCAGCGACTGGTTTGATTACAGTTTTGGATTCTCTCAGAGTTAAGAATGTGCCATCACCCTTCCTAACACATGGACCTGACAAGCTTATGCTCAAACCAATAAATCCAGTCACTACTGAACTTTGGAAAGCAGACCTCTCAAGCCCCTCTGCAATCAACAAGCCAAGACCTTGCTTTGAATATCTGGAGTAATGATTGATTAACTTTTTGATCAGCAAGTTCTCACACGTCTCATTTATTGTTGTACCTAGATTGAGTTTGCTCCTGACAATCAATTTGAACTCTCCATTGAGTGTGGGGAACCACAAGGTAATCTCTCCTAATTGCGATCGACTTATTTCCACCATCTTTTTATATGCAACAGATGGCGCTATTGATGATTCTCTTAACTCCTTAATCACCTTTAATAGCTCAAGCTTCAACACCTCAAGTTTAACTTTCTCTATCCCCACATCCATCAACCAACTCTCCAGTGACCGAAGCTTTCTATAAGAAAGACAGCCTTCCAACCAGTCTTGTTGTCTTGACACTACAGGCTTCATTAAAGGATCACCAACATACCCCAACCAGCCTAACATTTCAACCATCCTTCCTTTCAATGAGTCAGCTAACTTTAGAGACATGCCATTGCAAATTCCCTGTTCAACTATAGCATCGCACGTGTTAAAGAGCTCCATCGGTGTTTTACATCTGAAATTGTTGATTGAGGCTGCAAAGAACTTTGTGAATAGAGGAACCATTGTGGCCTCAACTTCAAAATGTGACTTGAATTCCCCAACAAGTGGACTGCAACAAAACTTGGGTGAGATGTGTTTATTCAAACAGTTCGACACCAAGCACAAGAAATTAGTGATTAGAAGCAGTTTGTCTTTTTGATCATCATCTCTGTCCTTGTATTTCATATGGAACAGTAGGACCATATCATCAGATGTATTCATTGTGCTTGATCTAACCCCAAAAATATCCTTTATCTTTTTTGTTATATACTCCGATGCTAGAGAACCATAAAGGTCTGATGTGTGATGTAGAATTCCTTGACCCATGTCAAACCATGAGTGGACCTGTGAAGGCACAGGTTTGTTAGATAAAACAGCATCCACCATGAATGTTTCAAAGGTTCTTTCTTTCCCTATTTGTCTATCCCTCCTTCCCAAACTTATATCAAGAGATGAAAGGATAACATCCTCAGCCAAAATTTGGGGTGTTTCTACCGCCTTGAATAGGTGCCATTTTAGAATTGTCTTGGCAAATGAAAAATCTAGCCGTTTTCCATCTATATCATTGATACCCTCCATGGCCTCAAACATCAAGTGGTACTGAAGAGGACTGTTAAAAGGACCCCATTTCGAATGATCCATGCTCAGCACTATCTCATTCTCAAAAAAGGATCTCGCAATCCTTTTCATAAAGCTAGAGAACTTTTTGTCTGAGTTGAGGCAACTATTATTGAGTTTATTGCCAATGTTTCTTGAGGTCTCTTCTAGGACTCTTGTTATTAATTTTGTATCAGAATCCCCGACATACAGTTCTCTGGGCCCACCAACCTGCTCCTTTATTGCGAGTCCAAATTGAAGTGGTTTATTGTTTGGCCCAATTTCAGAATCTTTCATTTCCAAATTTAATGTGGAAAAAAGGATATTTCTTAATGTAGGTGCTCCATACTTTATTGCCAAAAGCCTATCCTGCAATGCTTCTGAATTCGTGACCCTTGTTGAGAGCATACTTTCTCCTCTATATTTATTGGAAATCGATAAGAAGGAGCTTTGGGGGCCTGATCTGTGATCATATGTCCCTTGGAAATCGTTGAATCCAGCCCACAGTAATAAAAATTTAAAACTGGAGAAATATTCTTGAGAGTCATATCTAGCTCTCACCATACCTGCTGTGATGTTTGTCACATCCACAGTATCAGCTTCAGAAAAGTCTGTTGGAACTTTTGACATGACATCTTCCACCACCGATTTACAGCTGTCTTCTTTGATCAAGTCTGAGGGAAAGTCTGACAGTTTTGTCCTGTAACAGGTTGATCGTATTAGATCTCTGATTTCACTACCTAATAGTGATTCAATTGATTCTAGGACTAAATCATATTTCTTGAATTTGTTGTTCAGCTTAGGATCTTCCTCTCTCACATTCCTAGAAAGGTTCTCCAAGTCTAGCTCAATCTCTTTCAATAGTTTCCCAATATTTACAAGAAAGTCATCCATTGTGTCTGTGCATTCCAACTCTGTGATTAGTCCCTGAATGATTGTGGAAAATTCATCATAAATCATCCTAGTTCTTTTTGCTGGTTTGCCAGTTGGAGACCAACCCGATTTTGATTTTTTCTCACTGGGACCATTCTGACGATCCTTGATTTCACTTGCCTCTTCTGAACGTTTAGTCACAACTCTTTTGTGCAGTCTTTCGCAAATAACCCTCTTTAGCAATTTATCTGTGTTGTAAGTTGGATCAAGATCTTCTGTCATCCCTTTACATCTTTTAAAAGTACTTTTATTTGAAGTTAAGTCTAAGACGTCAATGCCTGATGTCAAATAATCCTTAGGGTCCAGAAGTTGTTCACCATCTAATCCATTGAATTTCTCTCTTGATAGCCAATTCAGAAAGTCTGCTAGTATCGGCTCATACAGGTGTGGTTTTGATTCGTAAGTAGGCTCATCTCTTGTTATGAAATCATTCACCTCAAGCTCCATCCTTTCAACCAATTCATCTACTGATTTGCAGTTGAAAATGACATTAGTCATGAATTGATGCTTTGGTTTAAAGAATTTCTCGTAGCAGTCTCTTAAATCCGACAGTCTATCAGGAGTTTCTTTTGTGATGAGGTGACAAAGATAGGAAATGTTTAGACACCAAGTCACCTTGAGGAACAGACCTATGTTGGAACATTCCAGAATGTTATTAATAAGTGTATGAGCAAGTGACCTCAGGAACCACTCATCATATGTCAAGCACTTTCCAACAACTTTATCTGCCAAATCAACATGATGTATCAGTGATAAGCAATCCATGATGTAATAACGTTGAGACTGAAGTTCCAACTGCAACCTTTTGGTAGGGGTTGTCAAGATCCCATAAATCAAATACCTTAACTCTTGGCTCAGGGTTTCTATTTTATCTTCAGCAAAAGGTTTAGCTACTAAAAATTCATTCACAGACTTCTGCTTGAGAATGGAAGGTTGAAGTCTGTCATTATCCTCTAATATAGGGTTGATTAGCATCATCATTTGATCAATGAGTCCATCAATCGCATCACAACTAAAAATAAGAGGGAATAGCCTTGATGGATTGATGTTAAATGAAAAGAACTTGGGTTTTGGATTCGATCTACAGAGCAAACTAAATGCCTTCTGACCTTCACCTGAACACTTATACAACAAGAGGCAACCATTAATTGACTGGTAAAAGAATTCCTCATGATGACTTGATCTTGGTGTGCTTCTAGTTTTTTGAGACAATATCAAATTTAATGCAACTTTTTCAATTATCTGACAATCAGATGGTGATAAGTATTTTGTGTAATCACCACCATCAGTTGGATAATCATCGACAATCTTCAGACTGATGCTTGGATCTGGGACACTTGAATTTCGTTTTATCAACCCGTAAGATGATTCCAATTCATCAGGACTCTTCAACACTGCTAATTGGTCTCTAAGGAATTCCTTCAGCATGATGAAGTCCTGAGCTCTCGTTTTACTTCCTGACTCTTTCTGTAAAGCTGTTAAAGAGTCTATCATCTTGTTTAACTGATGTCTACATTTAACATCACCATGGACCACTGATTCAACCTTAACTAATCTGTCATTGACACTTGGGAACCAACCATTGGGAAAGTCTGTTGATGTGACAGAATTGACAAACAACTGCAGCGAAAGGTAATCATACACTTTATTCTGTTGTCTTCGTGTGTTAAGAAGATTTAGGGATTTCAGTTTGTTCAGCGAGCTCAGATGGCCAGATTCAAAGTTAAGTCCATCAAAAGAATTTCTGAGGATTTCTAGGAGTCTAAGTTGCCTACCCTTTCTTGGAAAGCCTTCGATTCTCTTAGTGATTTCTGGACCATCCCACTTTGAGCTAAATGGTGCAGAGCTTTTGTTTGTATCAAACCATTGCAGTAGACTGTAATATGGGTCTGAATCAGATTCAATATCAAATAACAGATTTTGACCAGAAAATTCTTCAGTCAAAGTCTTGAAGTCGTAGCTAGTCATTGATTTCTTTAGTTCTATGTACTCCTCCTCAGAGATCCAGCCTGACGTATTGACGAAATAAGATAGGATTGAAAGAGATGTAGACAACAACTTGAACATAAGGGACTCAGGTATGTTCCCGATCCTAGGCCTTGATTCAGATATAACAATTACATTCAGTGTCCAACCGAGACCCCTAGTGACCTGTTCCATTCCCTCATATTTCAATCTATCCAACTCTACTTTGACATTGCGATCACTAATATCAGATCTTGTGCTTGCTTCTAGAACACTAATTACATTGTTTTCTCTATCAATAAGATAACCATCAGGTACTACAATTTTCACTGTCTCATGGGGACCTATAGCTCTATCTAGGATCTCATTCATGTCAAGAACTTCACCATTGAACTTCAAACCTGTGTCTCTGCAACAATTCAGTTCGTGAATGGTTGATCTCAGTTTTAACGAGTTAACTGCAAGTTGTCCTGCAGACTCTGAAAGTATGTTTGGTTTATAGAGGTCTCGTTCATATGATAGGACCCTGAGCATCAGTTCTTTGAGTCTGTTGAGCTCTGCATCTTCAGGACTGATGGTTCCCATTGTGGGGCTTGGCCTGGTTTGGCTGCGTTGGGGTGTCTCTGCTGCTGTGCTTCGATGCACTTCTCTTCAATAAAGTATAACTATTGAAGATTCTCATATACGCGGATCCTCAG